TGTCATTCCAATCTATTGATGTGTTTCCATCACTGTCATAAAGATATCTGTTTTCCCAATCTATTGATTGACTTACATTAGAATCATATGCTATTCTATTGTCCCAACGTAGTGATGGATTACCAACCATATCATAAGTTCTTCTAGCGCCCCAATCTAGTGATTCACTTACGTTAGAGTCATAAGCTCGTCTGTTTTCCCAATCTATTGATGGAGTTCCAGTGCTATCGTAAGCTTCTCTACCGTCCCAATATATTGATGTAATTCCATTGCTATCGTAAGCTTCTCTGTTGTCCCAACTTATTGATCCATTTCCACTAGAATCAAACAATTCACCATTAAACCATTGAACTCGAACCGTACCATTGGTATCAAATAAAACCGGTTTGCCCCCACCAATTGTACCTAATGTGTCAATACCACCTATAGACCCAGATGCAAGTATAGATCCTGTGATTATTACATCTTGTGTGAGTGGATTAACATATGAAGCTGTAGCGGCAGTACCTAAAAGTGAACCAGTAAATGAACTTGAAATTGAAGTGGCAAATAATTGGTCATTTGTTAGATTAAAGTTTAGATTAGATGTCTTTACATTTATTGATTGATTACTTCCAGCATTAATAGCTAATGTTGGGTAAATAATAGCAGTTCCACTAATATTATTAACTCTTATAGTATTAGCAGTTGAAGCAGTAATAGAATGAGAAGAAGATATAACACTATTTGAACCATATGGTCCATAAACATTAGATGCTGTTACAAATGAGGCAGTTTGAGCAGTTGTTATATATGAGGCAGTTTGAGCTAATGTTACATATGAAGCCGTTTGAGCATTTTCTACATATGAAGCGGTTTGAGCATTTTCTACATATGAAGCGGTTTGAGCTAATGTTACATATGAAGCAGTTGTTGCTGTTCCTTGCAATGAACCGGTAATTCCTGCAGTAACTATTAAAGACCCAGTAATTGATTGAGAAGATCCTGTATTAAACAAGAGACTATCAGTTATATTAATTAGGTTATCTCTTACATCTGCTGCAGAGATAGCTTGTGATATATTATCAGCTAATAAAGTATTAATAGCTGATTGGAGAGTAGATTTACTTTGCTGGGCCATATTATTAAAAATTTAGTTTTATTATAAATATATTAACTTTTATAATATATAATAAAAATATAAACTTTTTTTTAAAATATTTAGATTTTATAATCTTGAATTGTTTTTGAATCTATTTTTTCCCATGGATAAACAATCCAAGCATCTGAAAAGAATTTATTTGTTGCAAAGTCTGGAGTAAAAGAAGATGTGTAAGGTTTAAAATGTAAGCAGGCAAATATTGAATTTGGATATGTAAGGGAAAATTCATGGAATGTTTCCCCACTATCACAAATATCATCTACTACTAAAACATGAGGTAAAGTTGGATCTTTTGTCATTGGAATACCTAACTTATGTGAAAGTAAAACCGCTGGAATAAGTCCTCCACGTTGTAATCCAAATATATAATCAATTTGTTTTTCTGAGTTAGCTATTTGTTTGGCTAAAAGATCAACTAGCTCTTCTATTTCTTCCCAGGTAATATGAAGTTTTTCCATTACATTTATTTATTATGTTTTTTACTATTGTTTACTCGTTTAGTCCATTTTAAATTTTCTGATGTGGTTGCTTCATATGGGGAAAGTCCTTCTTTAAAACATTGTGATCTAGGTTTAACATGGTCTAATGTAGGGTAGTTTTTGTCACTGTAATGGAATTTTAAATTATCTTTTATATATTCTCCATCTATGTAATCATATCCATCCCAAATTTCAAGCATTTGCTTTCGAATTTTTTGTGTTAAATAATCACATCGTTTCCAATATTGTTTCCAGCTATAATTTTCTATAATATTACCATTTTTCTTTCGAGTTTCCAAACCTTTTTTCCAAGATTCTTCACTCCAACTTTTTCTCATATGGGAGGCTCGCTCTGCTAAACCAAGATCTTTTGAATGATTAACATACCATTCTCCTTTACATAAATTAGAACAAAATTTATTTTCTAGACTTTTATGGTAATAATATAGGGTTTTACAATTTAAACATTCTTTATATGTTCTTTCTTTTGCTCGTTCATTTACTCTACATTCTTTTGAACAGTATGTTTTATGTTTTTCAGCCCCATTTCTTGGTTTAGATATTATGTAATTTCTAGTAAAGTCATTTTTACAATAACCACAAGTATAAGTATGTTTAGCCATATGTTGTTTTATTATACATATTGCAAAATCAAACTCCTTATACGAGATTGTAATCAGACCATGCGTCTTGTGTCGAAAGCAATGATGTGGTCACGTCCTGTCATATTATATCCTTTTTCAGCACACATTTCAAATACAAGTGGATACATTTTAATTAACTCCTCTCTTGTGTCTCCTGCTGGCATAATATAGGTTTTATCTTTTGGGATTTTATGTGATGCCCTAAATATTTCAATTTCATTTAAATTTTCTTTGGTACCATCCCATACTGGTTTGTAATGATAATCTGAATGGTATTTTAATGTTTGCTCTATAGCATTATGTTTTAATCTAAATTTATTATGTTGATCAATCATTTTTTGGTCTACAACAGCCCCAGCAGGCGTAAGTTTGCCCACAACAGGAATGCTATTACTAAATTTAGGAGATAATGAAATAAGGTTAATAGGGTAATCGGTTTCGAGAAAATGTGAACCTTCCGTTTCAATAGTGATAAAAATTTTTCTTTCATTTGCAAAATGTGTCAATTCGTTTACAAGTTTGGGCCACATTGTAGGACTTCCGCCGGTAAGCATCATCTCCTTAATATGGGGGTTTTCATCGTATATTTTAATAATATCGTTAAAGCTAAATTGAGCTTTCTCTGGGTGAATGGAAGTGTAGAAAGAATCGCACCATCCCCCTTCACCAAAATAACAACGGTGAGTACAGCCTGTTGTACGAACTGCTATAGTAGGTCGACCAAATCTACTCCCTTCAGATTGTACGCAACGGTAAAGTTCAATAATTGCTTGTGTTTTTGCCTTTTCGGCTTCGGTCATTCTTGGAATTTGTCCCATCTTAATGTAACGTGTTGATTTAATAATTTATTTTCTTCTTTTAAAAATGCTTCTATAATGTACGTTCTTTCCTTTAAACTTCCAAATTCAGGTTCACATTTTTCTATAACCTGGAATTCAAATTGTAGGGAAGAGAGATAAGATTTTTGTAGGTATGGATTTGAATGTTTACCAGATTTAAGTTTAGTAAAATGATCAACTTTTCTTTCATTTAACCATCCTTTTCCAATATAATATTCTCCAGTCTCTAAATTAACCATTTTGTAAATACCATAACCTCCTTTTTTTAAATACAACTTTGTAAATTTATCTCCGTAATTAGATTTATTGTATGTATTTTTGCAAGATTTGCAGTAATTTTCATATCCATCTTTTTTGGTACGATTTTTAGCAAATTTATCGTATTCTAGGGTTTCTTTACATTTGTTACAAGTTTTCATATGATGCATATTTGTTTATTATACATATGCATCTTTTCTGTCTTTTACCCTAATTTTGATTCCATAAATCTTTTACTTGTGATTCAGATAAAACTCCAGATTGTTTTTGAGCAACTTGCCCGTCTTTTAAAAATACAAGCGTAGGAACACTTTTTATACCATAAGCTGCGGTCATACTAGGATTTGCATCTACATCAATAAATGCAACGGGGATTGTTTGTCCTACACGTTCCATAATCGGTTTAAAATTTTTACATGGTTGGCACCATGTGCTTGAGAAATAGAGTATTTCTTTCATTTTATTTAATTTTTATTTGTTTTTAAATTTCCATATATAACCATAAGCAGATTTTTGTTTTCCTCTACAGCACATACCAACACCATCTCCTTTAGCTTCTATAAATATAGTGGCTTCTTTTTGGGAATCAAAGTATCTTATAAAATTTCCATTTAAATCATATTGAGCTACTGGGAGTAATTGCCATATATTTTGTCTAAATTTAAGGAAGTTTCGTGTTGCTTTGATTTTTTGTTTATGTTCTTCGGTAAATGATTTTCCTTTATGTGATTTGGTTCTTCCTTTGTTAGCCATGCTAATCTTTAATCCACGTTCAGGGGAAGAAATAAAATGAGTCATTCCACCCCCACCATTATTTTTATTTTCTAGTTTAAAACCCCATTGTTTAAACTGTTCTATCCAATAGTTTTCCCAAAATTTCCATTCGGATGTTAATATATCATCTATAACTTCTAGAATTATATTTTGACCAAATTTAGCTCTATGGGCTCCTATTCTACCTTTAATTCTTACGGTCTTTCTTACATAAATTGGTATGTTGTCTCCATAATGTAGATAATATATTTTGGTGCGATCCATGATTATACATATGGAAAAAATATGCTAAAGTCGCTATTTTGTTATTGTATATGTAAATTTAATATCACCAAAAGTGGTGGTTGTCGTGTAATAACTATTCTCCATAACTTGCTGAATTTCGTTCGTTTTCATATACTTCTACTTTTGCTACTTGTACTCGACCATTAGTTTCTTCTACTAAAAATGTATTTAATTTTGAATATAAATACTTTGCAAATTGTTCGGCTCCAGTAGCAGGTATAA